CTGCTCCTTCTCCATTGCTTTGGCTTCTGCTAAACACTTTCTAAAGTGTTCTCTTTCTTTTGGGTCAGAGAACTCAAGGAATGGTAATAGATGTGCAAATAACCATTCTGTTGCTGTTTGCTTACTCATTACGGTTCTTGTATTTGTCCCCCATCCCATGTATCTTGAGGTAGTTGCTGCTCAGGTTCATATGAGCCTACCCAATCAATAGGATAAGAGAGATAATCATTAGCTTTCATAAAACAATTACTCCCAACAAATCCAGCTTTCATACTTCCGTATACTTCAGCTGCAGGATGTGGGGCAGTAATTACAACATGGGATTTACTATAGTACATATTCGTAGACTTAACTAAAGAATCGAATCTGTTCTGTGCATATTTACCCCATAAGAGGAATACAACATTGTCTTTCTCTTGAATCATCTTACCTACCATCTTATCTACAAAGCCTCTCCACAGACTTTCATGAGAGTTAGGATGACCCTTTACCACAGTTAATGTTGTATTGAGAAGGAGTACTCCTTGCTTAGCCCAGCTCTCTAAGCTGAAGTCAAAGTTAGGAAGTTCTTCTTCTCCGTATTCCAAACATAGCTCTTTATAAATAACTCTAAGACTTGGGTTAATCTTAAACCCAGATCTAACCCCGAAGGCTACATGTTTTTCCACTAGTTTCCTAATGGCATGGACTATATCATCATCCTTCACAGGACGGAGGAGGCTGTGGGCTCACCGTAGTGTCCCTAGTCTCTGAACCTTCTTCAGTCTTCCCTGAAGCTCGGCTGCTGATTGGCATATCATCTCTGACTTAGCTTTCCAGCAATTCTTCCTCTTTGCAATCAATAATTACTTATTGATGGGACTAGCGTTTTTTAAATATCGTATAGCTGAATATAAAACCTGTATGCTATCTTTTAATAGACCTATACCTCTATTGCAAGATTGGCAGAGCAATCCTCTAATGTGTCCTGTCGTATGACAATGATCTACACAAGGCTCAAGATCTGCTTCAAAAGAAACTTTACAAATTTTACACATATTTCCTTGATTTAAAAGTAATAAATTATAATCATCAAGATTAATTCCATAGTTAGATTTAAGTTTAGTGTTTTTGTCACTAATACTTTTACAACTTTTGCAAGTATTATGATATCCAGTATTTACATGGTTTGATTTACCAAACGCATTTAAGGGTTTGACTATCTCACATACATGGCATACGTTAAAACCATTTGCAATTAAACTTTCTCTTTGATATAACTTAATACCTTTTAAATTTTTACGTCTCCAATTTTTATTAGATTGATTTCTACAGATTTTACATAACCCATCTGTAAAATTTTTAGTCTTATAAAAATAAAATTCGTTTTTAGGTTTTTCTATACAACACTTTTTGCAAGTTTTCATGTACAAATATACATAAATTCTTACTATAAACAAATTAATCCTGTTGCAGCTCCATTGTGATACGGATCTTGGCCAATGATGACTGCTTTTAAATCTTTGAGTTGTGTCAGCTCAAAAGCTCGAAGAACCTCCGGACTGCTTGGGTAAACAGTCCTAGAGGCTCTCTCTGCTTTTAAAGTTGACTTGAGCATTTCGTATTCAAGACCGAGCTCCTCAGTTACTTGTGTGTAAACTGGAGCCCAATCCCCTAATTGTTCAAGTACTTTTGACATTGTGTTTTCTATCTATAATAGATTTTGGGGTATAATAATACTCTGGATTAAATCTTTCTTGAGACATATCAAGTGCTGAATGCAATTCATTCTCTGCAGGAATAGTACAGTCTAGCTTTTCCTCAAGTTCAGCTTTTAATACCTGTGACTTGAATAGAACTCTAGCAGTCTGACCATCCATATTAAACCCATGGTAGTCTAGAATCTTTAACTTCAAGAAGTCATCGATCTTAGAATACTCACTATTCATCAAGTGTTCATAGGCACTCTGTGATGTCTCTGGAACTTCAAACACAAACAGTACATGACTAGAGTCAGTGTCAATCTTGTACTTAAATGTTCTGAATGCACATAGTGCAGCTTCGAATTTTAAGAACAAAACATCTCCTGAGAATCTGTACAGCAGTGCAATGATATTCTTCTCATCTTGAGTCTCTACAAAAGCATTAATGAAATACTTATCCCACAAGAATAACTCTCTATTTCCCCCTAATAAAGGAGCAGCAAAGATTGAGGACAAGTTTGTCCTAGCAATAGATAAGTCATAGCCTTGTGCAGGATTCTTTGGATCTCCACCTGCAGTCAGCTTCTGAATTACATTAATCTTATAAGGAGTTTTTAGTTTAGGTCTAATAACCTGCCCGATATAATAATCTAATTCCTGCCCTTCTAATTTAATGATTTCGTCAGGCTCATTATAGATTGGCTTGAATTGTTTTATATCCCCAGACAGTCTTACTGTTCTAGCATTGACAATGGTTAGAAAGGATTTACCAGGTTTCCCAGGAGGGAGATTCAGGGGCTGATTCTGTTGGCTCATTCTCTTCAGGTTTAGAGTTAATACATATTAAAGACTGTAATTCAGGTAGTTCCATGCTAACTTCTCGTAGTATGTCTTCCTTAGTCTTAAGGAGATATACCAGTCGAAAGTTAATGAAAAACTGTTCCAAGCCTTCAACTACTCCAAACTTTTCTATATACTTTTTTAACACAAACCCTTCGATTTCTTTATCACGATCCTTCAACCAGTTCTCTGCTGTTTTAATCCCTACACCTGGAATACCTTGGATATTATCCGTACTATCCCCCATTAAAACTTGTTTCCATAAAAATTTCTCGGCATCTGTTTCACTAGTTGTCACAAACTCTACTTTCTGATAATTAAAATGCTTGCCTATACACTGATGAAGTACATCTTTATCAGGAGAACAAATTACAGTTTTGAATCCTTTGTTGTTAACTCCATAGTAAGCAACTAAGTCATCAGCCTCTAATCCATCAAACTCTACAAAAATGTATCTCTGCTTTAAATATTCTCTAAGTGCATAGAAGATAATTGGTTTGGGACGATACTTACGATTGGCTTTATATGTTGGGGAGACTTGATATCTATATCCACTCTTCCCAGTTAGAAAACCAACGTAAGCATTAGCATTACAATTAGTCAGGATAGTCTCTACCCTGGAGTCCAGTCCTTTTAGACCTTCTTCCAGAGTAGGCTTATCCATCTCGTAATATAATAAGCTATCCCCGTCAATTAGACAAATCGTACTCTCTTGTCCTTCTGTGTCTATACGGTCAATCATAGCTTATAATGAATTTAGTTCGTCTTGTTCTGCTTGAAGTTTCTTTGCCTTCTCCATAGATAAAGCAACAGCTTCTTCTCTCATCTTATCCCACTCAGCATCTGTCATAGCTGCATAAGTAGAAGAGTGATAGATAGAGCCATTAACTCCAGCCAAGCTTGAATGAACAAAATACTGTAAACATCTTACTGCACCAGTCTCATCATCAGGAATAGCACCGATGTGCATTGGGTCAACAAACACATTGTGAATCTCACCACTATATCCAGAGATATACTTCAAACCACCGATGTGCAAACCTGGAACACAAGATGCATGATCATCTGTGTCTACCTTATCCCAAGAATCTAAACGGTGTACACAACCTACCTTGATGAAATGGCCTGGAGCTCCATATCCGTTAACCCCCTCACAATAGAATGCATCACCCCTACTTCCCATAACTGCTGGCTCAAACAATCTGTCTTCTACAAACTCTGGCAGTCCTTCTGACTCAATCTCACCAGTGTCTACATTGAAAGTTCTCTTGTAACGATCTTGAACCTCACCAGTTTCAGTGTCATACTTATGAAGAATCTCTCTTGATACCTTATAGCCATTCAAGAGACCCTCTTTAGTAATCTTCATCTGATACATAGTGGCAGCATCGATAGCCTTCTCATCAGAGAAACCCATCTCCTCTGTATACTTCTTAAATAGTACAGGGTGTACATACTGAAGGTTTACAAAGTTGAAGAATCTTTCAGAGAATTCTTTTCCTCTTCCATCCTTCATCTTCTTTTTGAGAATAGGGTTACGAAGCCATCTAGTCCACATCTTAACAAGTGGATTAAAATCAATCCCTTTGTCAATAGACTCATAGATTCTTTCTACCAAAGCCTCAGGCATTGGGATAGTAGACACAGTTTCCCCATGCTTCAGAAAGAACTCACCAGTAGCTCTGTTTACAAAAATAAACTCACACTTATCTTGAATAAGTGCAGTGTAATCCTCCTGTGTGCTCAGTCCGAACTCATCAAGAAACTTACGATACTCCTCTATAGTAGCAGAGTCGTTAGCAAGTTCAGAAAGTTTACTCAGTTTCTCATATAGTTCAGGTGTGTACTGAACAGAGAACGGGGTATCCCCGTAGGATCCGCAGATCCTGTCGTCAATTACATTTATATGAATCATATTTAATTATTTACTATAAAGATACGAAATTAATTAAGCTCAGGAATAGGAATTTCCAGTACCCGTAAGGTTTTCAGATAGATTTTTATCTGCTCATTAGTCTCTGATATATTATAAGAACTTACACGTGGAAGTAAATGCTTAGTGTCTTTTGCAAACTCATCAGCAAATCTTATAACCTCCATAAATTTATAATCCAAGACTTTTACTCCTGGAATATCAGACAACACAAAGAACTTAGCAGATAACTCAGCTTTCATATCATCAGATATGTCAGCTGCAGATAACAATTCAAAATCAGTAAGATTAGTAAGATCACTCTTTACATCTATTAGCAAGTCTTCTCCTGGTGTTTTGTAGAACACAATAGAATCAAACTTAGTATAGATGTTTAGAAGATACTTGTATATCTCATTATACTTCTCATCAATAAAATCAAGATTAAAGCAATCATTGTAAACACTAAAACTTTCCCAAATTGGGAACTGCTTAGCCCACATATGATTAGCAAGCATGTTAACAGCTGGGTGACAAGTATAATTACCCTCAGCATCTACAGTTCTAAAGAACTCATCGATGTGTTTGTAATTAGCCAAGTCTCTTACATGTTTAACATTAGACTCACTAAGCTTTAGCAACTGAGTTTGCTCACTGTAATCTACATTTGGTTTGACTGAAAAGTAATTATTACGATCAGTAAATCTAGTAGCAAGACAATCAAAGTAATATAGAGTATCATTTGTACTGCCATAAGGAATCCAAGAATAATTATTCTTAATCCCAGTACTAAACTTCATATTAAAATTGTTTAGAATAGCAGCAGCCATCTTCAACTTCTCAGCATCTTCGTCAGTACCATAGTAAGTTGGAATTGTACTATTAATAACTGTACGTAGAGTTGGCTCTACCTTATCCCATACAAAATCCTTATAAGAATTACCAGCAGTTCTACTGTTATCAGGACGAAGAGTATAGCCTACAATCTGAGAATTAAGTTTACGTCTTTCCTCTGGAGTTAGACTTCCCCCACTCTCTTTTATAGAAGCACTAGCCTCAGCCCCATCAAACAATTCTTTGATATTATCAGGAAGAACAATATCATCATAACTCTCATAAAGTTCTGATGACTTTATCAACGGCTCTATCAAATCTTGATTATACTTTTTCTTAGTACACTCTGCTTGGTAATGAGCTATGTCTATATCAGGCATACCAGGAGTATCAATCTGTTCTTGTAAGTAACTAAGATTAATCTTCTTAATAGTTACAAACACACCATACTTGTTATGTAGATAAAAGTCCTTGTACTTATTAGCATTACCTGTACGATAAAATACTTTCTTATCCCCGATTTGTTCCCAATGATCTATCTTATCCGATGTATATTGAAACTCAGCAGTAACTCCAGAAGACTTGAAACTCTTAATAGTTTTCTTATCATGAATCTTTAGGGTAAAGCCATTAAGAGTTGATGGAATGCTAGTAAATTTAATAGACGGATTAGGAGAATACTTAGGCTTAATTGACTTAGTATCAATGATGTTTGACAATATTGCAAGGGTTCTTTCACTTGGGTTATCCGAGTTTTTGTTATTTGTTTTACCACCAATGACTTGTCTGCAAGTATCTAACCATTTAAGGAAGTCTGTCTCTAACAACTCTTTCTCCACGAGCTCGGTTACCTCATCTGCAGCTGCATCGATAAGCTTCTGAATAAAAGCCTTAGTCGAATCACTCCAGATAACTTTCTCTCGTGATGGAGTTACCTCAACACCATCCTGAATAATTACCTCTTGCCCCTCCTCATCAATGTAGAACTGTTTAATTGGACACTTCAAGCCTACAGGACCATATAGATCCTGCATCTCTAACTCTCTAAAGTCTACATAGCCATAGTTAATTCCAGTCTCAGCCCCCTCTTCCTTTACAATAACGATGTGAGGTTTTCTCAAATAGTTATTAGTAGAAACAATCAGGTTCTTAGAGTTATAGATGATCTCACTCTTAATCTTCTGCTCCATTTTATGGCCATTCATTTCTACATAGAAACGAACATTGTCAAGATAATTGAGTTGCTCTTCTATAGCCTCGTTGAATCTAGATGAGTTGTGAGACTTAACCCCAAAGCTTACCTCAGTCCAATTAAGATCTACAGTATCCTCATAATATACTACAGATCCATCAGACAAAGTAATCGATGGGTTAATCTGACCTGTTGTAAGATTGAACTTCGGTATAATGAAGTCAGTCTTATAGTTAAAACAATTAGCCTTGAATCTTTTGCCATTGTACACCGTCTCAATAGTGTAGAAGTCTACACCAGTTGATAATGCTACTTTAGCACCCAAGCCAAATGCACCGAAGTTCTGACTTGTGTTACGTTTAGTAGAATAGCCTAGTTCAAGAATACCTTCTAATCTCTTAGCCCCAATACCTACACCATAGTCTTTGATAAATAGCTTATCACAATAGCCAATGCCATCGTTGTGCTGATAAGTTATCTCGATATGATTACGTACAATGTCAAGGTTAGAAATAGAATAGTAGCTGAGATCAAAGTTAGAATCAGAATACTGCTCCCCATCTCTGGTTATGTAGTAGTCTGATACCTGCTTAGTCCCAGTAAGAATCTCAATAGCAATCTCCTTCTCTCGTTGAGCATCGCAAGCATTTGTTACCAGCTCTCTGACGGTTGAAGGAATTGGGGTGGAATACTGTGTGGCCTGTAAGATATCAAAGACTAGCTTCTCAGCTCCCTTGTTAATCTTTTTGGCTACACCCTTATCCATCCCAACATAGTTTTCCTCAATAGTTTTTATACTCATAGGTCTAATACTAATTAAGATAAAATAAAAAGGCCTAGATTTCTCTAGACCTTTAGTTAGTTAAATTGTTGATTATAAAGCTAGTATCTTTTCGATTGACTCCAAGACCTGCTTCTGATTTTTAGGGAGGTACAAAGGGACTGGGGTTCCTTCTCGTATCAAGGTCTGTTTGAATAGTTTCCATGTATTAGGGAAACGATCATTGGCAAAGCCTTTACACTCGATGACCCACTTAATTTTCCCTTTATCGTCATACCCTACAAAATCTGGGGTATATGTGATATCTCGAACCTTTCCGTGGCCCTTATCCTCATAATCCCCACTAGGCTTGGTCTCCCAAGAACACTCAGGATACTCAAACCCTTGCATAATGACGAACTTCTTTTGTTCGTACTCAAATCTGAGCTCGTACTCCAATAGCTTACGATACGTGAACACCTCCAACATTGACTTAAACTGTATTCCATCCACTACCTTTTGAGTAGCTTTTATTTTTCCTCTGCTTCCTTTTTTGGGACCAGCTTTTCGTACAGTATTGGATCGAGTTCTTGAATTTCGTCTAGCCATTTTCGTTCTAATTGTTTTGCAATTCTGATGTCTTGTACATCAAAAGTAGTGTAAGTACCTAGGTTACTGAACAGATTTGCACAATTTTTTAGTATAGTGTCAATTTTTTCTCTAACCTCTGGGTCTGTATAGTACTTAGAATCAGTCATTTACGGTAGTTGAATGTTAATTATTCTTTTTGCACAATCTTTTCCATGATCTCTAACAAGATCTGATATATCCTTAGATTTATAATGAGCTGGGATAATGACGTTGATTAGCTGATACGAATTGCAAATCCTGTTAGCCATAGTCTGTCCTGGATTTGTATCAGAATTAAAATCATTATCATACAACACACTCACTAAGTCAAATCTCGTCTTAAGATGATCAATAAACTTCTGACTAGGCATCTGCATCTCACTCTGCATTGCTACCCCTTCAAATCCCAAAGCATTTAAAGTCATAACATCTTTTAGTGATGAAGCAAGAAAGACAATGTCTCCACTGTCTTTCAATTGGCCATAGCCTTGGATATCATTTTTAGTAGTATTACTGAACCACTTACCCTCTGTTTCCAACGGCCTGTAGATCTTATATCTCCCGTTGATATTATATGCATAAGCCAGAGTGTGGCAGCTATACCGAACCTCGTTGATCCAAAAGTAATCGATCGGCTCCACAGCAAATTTAGTCAATAACTCTAAAGTTACCCCAAATTTACCCCAGAATTTAACATCTTCGTCAGTCCACCTTCTACTACGTTTAGTAATAATAGTGGGTTTTTTCTCCTCAATAACTTGATTTCCATAAGTAATAGCCATTTCAGCTTTAGTCACAGTCCCCATATGTAGACCTAGCCCAAAATCAGCATCTATTACCTTAAGTGCCTCTATAAATGTTAGATTATACTTACGTTGCACATAACTAAAACAATCATGGCTCTCCCCATTCCCGAAATCTTTATATAATAGCTTTCCATTATAGTAGATTATCGAGCAGGTTGGGGATTTATCTTGTCTGAGCTCACTACAAAACTTATCCCCAATTTTATTAAAATTGTGACAATAAAACTTTAAGATATCATACTCTGAAATCTTACATAAAACAGAGTCTTTATCCAAGTAAGCATAGCTATTTCTTATCTGAATCATACTCACAAAAATAGAAAATGGGGGCTTTCACCCCCATTCTCATCTTCACGTTAACCATAAACAATAAACACACGAACTTACAAAAAACTACTTAAATATCCCACTGATCTGCAGATTCTGCAGCAGCAGTTACAGGGTCAGCCACAATCATAGTTGGGGAATAAACCTGCAACTTAAGATCCTTATTATACTCAGCATTGAAGGAACCATAGTCCTCATTCAAAGCCTTGATAAACAAATCATCTCTCATTGGTTTAAGCCTTCCGAAGTGACGGTTATAAACAGCCTGATACTTGCCATCTTTAACACCTACAAGAACACGTAACTTATTATCTTTTAGTACTTTAACATACTCTTGTAGCTCTCTTACATCTCCCTTAACTATAGAATCGATAGTATCAAATGATACTTCTCCTCCATTAGCTACGTTAGCCCAAGCTTTGGTAAAGTTAATCAAAGTATCCTCACCAACATAAGCTTTTCTGGTTTTGTCAGCATTTTTCCACCAATCATAACCTGGAACTTCTGCACTCCAGGTAGTCTGACCAATGTTATTAGCCCACATAAACTTACCCCCATCTTTAGATGTACGGATGTTATCCTGCATCAAGATCTCAAACCTTGTTGTAAAAGACATACCTTGAACTTCGGACTTAAGCCAGAATACCAGCTTATTATATTCTTCTTCATTCAAGGTTACCTTGTACTCGGGTTCATTTCTGAGATTAATACCTAGATCTGATAGCTCATCTAAGCTAGGATTAACTGCAATTACTGATACTGGGGCAATACCTGTGTATAGGGTTATGCCACCACCTGCTACAATTTCTTCTGAATTATTCGATTGAACAGCCATTTTTAATTAATTTTTAACGGTAATACATTTTATAAACTATATCTCTCCCCTTTCAAATGTTTGCTTCTGCATCAACAATCAAGTCAAGCAAATCGAGTTGGTTAGGATCAGTAACCAACTGGTTACCTTCTGTAACTGGTTGAATGGTTGGGACTGGGGTTGCATTAGCTTCTACTGTATCATCTACAATAGAAATACGTGTGATCTTACGACGAGCACGTAGTCCTTTAAGCTTTGGGTGCTTGAATACCTCTGCAACTTCTGCTGCTGAAAGGTTATACTTCTTAGCAATAGCGGCTCTATCCATGCCGTTATTCAAATCCCCAAGAACTGATGACACAGTAATTACTGTGGTTGGTTGTGTTGCAACTTCCTGTGCAACGGTAGCTTCGATTGCCATTTAATTAAATTTTTAAATTAGTCAATATAAATTTTAGTCCAATCAAGTTCCATAACTTGACCCTTTAAATGTTCACAACGAGAACCTGCAGTGATCTCTTCACTAGAGTCGAATGAAATCATTGTCTTGTTTCCATCTCTATAAACGTAGCCTATGGCATCCGAGTTAGAGCAAGCAATGTTTCTAATCTTACCAGTCAAGTCTAGATCTTTAGCAGATACCTCCTTACCTTTCTTCTCAAGCATCTTATCCTTGAGATGGCCGATATAAATGATATGATCAGAAAGCATCTCCAGTCTATCCATCCATTTTTTAATAGCCATTCTCAAATACAGATAGCCTGCACCCTGAGGAAGAGATAGAACTGACAATCCTTTGTTATCAGGATCGAAGTTCTTACCCATCGGGGTTTGTCTGTACAATTCTTTAGCCTCTGACTCACACCAAACTTCTAGCTGTGTGAGAGTGTCAATAGCTATATACTTGTAGGGTTTCTTGGCTTGCATAATAGCTTTCCCTACCTGTCCTAGCTCTGCAAGATTGTTAACCTTGATCTTGAGTGCTTCAACCATGTCAGATCCTTGTTCCAGGTCTATGATTAAACACCCATCAAGCTTAGCAAGTGCAGTAGTCTTCCCAATCTTTGGGGGCCCATACAAAATCATATGTCTTGGGCTCTTCCTTCCAACTGGTACTTTCTCTGTTGGCAATACTAATTCCATAGTTAATCGTTGTTATCAAATGATTTTAACCAATCTTCTTGAGCATCTGCAGGGTTAGTTACGTACTCGTTAAATGCTTTTAGGAATGTATCCAAGCTTTCAAAAGCAATAGTTCTACATCCTACACTCACTTGTACACCTCGGTCTAAAAACTTGATAAGAATCTCATAGTTCTTAAGAGCCATTATTCTAGATGGCTTCCACTGTGGTGGTGAAACTGGTTCTATTGCATGAAGTTCTTCTCTCATACAGTTAAATTTTAATTGATTACTTTTTAGGTCTCTCTTTAATCGAGAAGGTAGATAGATCTGACTCGTAAGGAATCATGCCTAGCTGGCCATCCCTATTCTTTTCTACGTGACAGGCAAGTAAGCCTACTGGGTTCTCACCACAGTATGCATCTGTTATCCCGTATAAATCATAAGGACGTTGAAGCATCATAACCAC